AGGATTGGAAGTTAGAAGCAGACGAAAAGGTTGAGCGAAGCCTATACGAACGCGCATGCGGATACACCCACAAAGAAGATAAGATATTCCAATACGAAGGATGCCCGATAGTAGTACCAACCGAAAAGCATTATCCGCCAGACCCGACAAGCGGCATATTCTGGCTTAAGAACCGCAAGCCCAAGCAATGGCGCGACAAAGTCGATGTTGAATCAGGCGGCCAGCCGATACAGTTTAAGCCCAATTTTGTCATATCAGACCAGAAATCCGCGGAACACATGAAAAAGGCGCTGGGCCTTGATTGATTATGTTCAGACTAAGAATACAGACGCATTCTGGAAAGCGTACAACCTTGAAAAATACACGATTCTTGTATTAGAGGGCGGAACGTCCAGCAGCAAAACCTTCAGCGCATTACAATCTTACCTGGTTCTTTTTCACCACCTAAACCCAAATAGACCGCTAATCACGGACTTTATCGCCGAATCTGTGCCAAAGCTAAAGGTTGGTATGATTAACGATTTTGAGGCGATAATGGCCGATACATACGATGATAAGCGTATGCACAAGACGGACCGAATATACACGCTGCCGAATTCGAATAAGGTCCGCTTTTTTAATGCAGACGATGTTCAGAAGGTTAAAGGCCCGCGGCGCGATTTCTGCATGATAGACGAAGCCAACCACATCAGCTGGGACGTTGCCCGCCATATACTTGTTAGGACGCACGGCCTCAAGGTCATAACACATAATCCTACTTCTGAATATTGGGCGCATACTGAACTACAAGACCGCGATGACGTGCTATGGGTACACTCAACATTTATGGATGCCCTGCATGTAGTCCCGGAATCTGATATCAAAGAAATACTGTCAAATAAGGAAAAGGACCGCAACTGGTGGCGCGTATACGGCCTGGGTCTGGTTGGAAAAATAGAAGGGTTGGTGCACCCGAATTTTACAGTGGTTGACGAAATGCCTATTGGTGGCGTTTCATTTTATGGGTTAGATTATGGATATACCAATGACCCAACATGTTTGGTGCATTGTGTCGTTATCGGTGACAAGCTGTATTGCAGACAATTGATATATCAGGCAGGCCTTGATAATCAGCAGATTGCAAAATTGATGCTTTCTAAAGGGGTTCGGCCGCGATATGATGAAATCTTTTGCGATGCAGCAGAGCCGAAAAGCCGCGCAGAAATCGCCCGCTATGGTTTTAATATCAAGTGCGCCCCGAAAGGCCGTGACAGTGTGCAGCACGGCATACAGAAAATCAATCAATTTCGCCATTATTGGTGCGCCGATTCTATCGATGCAATAAAAGAGCAAAGAAACTATTGCTATATCACTGACCATAGTGGTATAATAACTAATAAGCCCGTAGATATCTGGAACCATGCAATGGACGCACGCCGATATGGAGTATGGGGTAAATACCAGTCAGGCCTACAAATTGCGCTTTCAGCAAAGCAGAGGGTATAAATGCCAGATAATGACAACCCCGTGACAACCAGCAATTCCCCGCTTACCGATTCCCCGCTTCCCGACGCAGCCGCCCCGAACAATTCTAAAATAACGAATGAATACACCTACCAGCCGGACGTTGAAGATACGCATAATTACACGTCTGTCCTTGGTGAAAACATATACGAATTTATGAGCAATGCCTTTTTCGGTGAGGGCGGATTTAAGGACGGTTCATATTTAATACCGCATTCCCGTGAACTGTTCTACGATGCCCGCCGCGATGGTGCGTTTTATAAGAATTTTACCCAGCCCATTGTCAACGCAATGGTCAACCCGATATACGCGAAGTACATAAAGCGGAGCATAACCCGCAACGGCAACCCCGTAGAAGATGGCTTTGCGGTTCGGTTCCTTAATGATGTTGATAACAACGGCACGGACATGCAGGGCTTTATGCGGGACAATGCCGGCCTTTTTGCAACGCTTCACGGCATCACCTTTGTAGTAGTGGATAACCATAAAAAAACCACTAAAACAGTACCGCAGGCACTTGAAAACCGTGAATTTCCATATATTTATACATATAAAGCGAGCCAGTTACCGGAACGCAATAACGCCGGAACGCTTGGGTGGGAAACCGACCGTTTCGGCAATCTTCAATGGATTACCTTTTATGAAGGTAAAAAGCAGATAGGGAAAGAAAAGCGAAAATATTATTCTTATTGGGACAAAGATACCTTCTTTACCTTCTGGATTGATAGCAATGACAGCGCTGTACGCATTGAAATAGACCGGTACGACCATAATTTAGGGAAAATACCGGTAATTCCCTATTTCACCGGCCGCCGCATTGCACAACGCAACATGACCCCCCAGCCGCCCCTATACGACATTGCAAAGATAAACCATACAATATTCAATAAAGACAGTGAAATACGCGACCAAGAACGTGCGCAGGGCTTTGCGGTATTCTATGTATCCAGCAGTAGCCCCGGAAGTCTGAACATTGGTGCGCATAATGTCCTATATCCGCCAATAGAAAGCCCATTCCCGCCCGGGTTCGCATCTCCTGACCCCGCTATACTAGATGGCCTTGTGAAGAATGCCGCGGCGCTGCGAGATGACCTTTTCCGTATTGCGGAACAGAAGGGCGTTACGGCCACCAAGACGGCCAAAAGCGGCATTGCCTTAGAATGGGAATTCACCGCTGAAGATATCATACTTGCCAACCAGAGCAAGCGCGCCGAAGCCATAGAATACAAAATAATGGAGCTTTTCTGGCTATGGACCGGTGAAACTGGCTATGAATACCAGGCAGATTACCCGTTATCATTCCGCCCGCGGGCAACGTCGGCAGAACTGGAAAATATCGACAAGGCGCTACTTATGAGCATGCCGCCAAAGGCGCAGCGCGTACTAAAGCGCAAGGTATTTGAAAGCATTATTGAAGATGAAGAAAGCCCTGAAATTGAGGCGGCCCTGTTGGAATTTGAACAGGATATGGAGCCAGAAGTAATAGAAGACGACGCCGACGATGCCGCAGATAACGATTGATGAAGCGGGCGACTTTGCGCGAAAAATGCGGCCGGCATACGAAAGGCTTGCCGATGAAATCGCCAAAAACCTTGAAAAAGGATTGGCTGCCGGCGCAGCGGTAGATGCGGCAGTAAAAGACACCGGTTATAAGACAGTATTCAGTAGTGCGCTCTTTGAAAGTATTTTTTCATCTATAAACCGCGCAATGAGAATTGAGGCGGTAAATGCAGAAAACGCGCTATCAATGCGAAAATGGTGGCTCGATGAAAAATGGCCGGACCAGGCATTGACACTTTCAGAAACAATTGCCGACCATTTAAAAATGGGTGAAGTAAAGCAGACAATCAGGTCTGCAATGCGTGCGCAACGTACATGGGTGGAAACTTCTAAGGCGCTGGTTGATGACCGGCTAATTAAAGGCGAAATTGCCGGACACATGCAGGATTTAATACAGTCTGCCCGTAGGGTAATGAGTGGCGATACGGAAGCCATTGCGGAATACCGCAAACTGGTAAAGCGGTCCCAAGCACAGATTGAACGCCTGGCAGTGGCAGGGGCGCCGTCAACACGCCTTAAGAAAGCGTATGCGAATGTCATACGGCAAACTGAGAAAATGAGCGCAGAAGGGCTTGAAAAGGCCATACGCCGGGCATCTATTGCAAAGATGCGAAGTAATGCGGACCGGATTGCCAGAACGGAAATTGCACGCGGTTACATTGAAGGGACGTACGAACAGGCAACAGAGGATGATGACGTGATAGGCATACGATATCACCTTTCCAGCCGGCACCCGCTTGCGGATATTTGCAATTTCCATACGGAAGCGAACCTGTACAATTTAGGCCCTGGCGGGTACCCATTGAAATCATTGCCGCCATACCCGTTTCATCCGAATTGCCTTTGCACGGCAACGAACATATATAGCGGTGAAATAAAGCCGCTGGACACGAAAAAGGCGCAGGATTACCTTGCAAGGCAAAGCGGAAAGAGACAAAAGCAATTGATGGGCAAGAAAGGCGCAGAGAATTTTAAACGGTCACCGGAGCGCTGGCGTTCTAATTTAAACCAGTACCGGGGGCATGAAAATATAGAGAACTTAAAAGGCAGAACTAATTTTTAATTTTTTTTTAACCCAAACGAAAGAAGGCACATCGTGGCAAAAACGCTGACCGACGTAAAAACGGCCCTAGAAGGGCTGGGCGATGACGGACAGGAACTTTACCAGGCAGTCGATTCCGCAATCCTTCACGAAAGGAATATGGGAAAAGGCCTAGCCGCGGATGCACAAAAAAAGGCTGATGCAATGCGGGCAGCACTTGCTAAAATTGGATACAATGACGCTGCCGGCATGGACCTAAACGAATACATAACAACGGTCCAGGCGAAACTGGAAAAATCGCAGGATGCTTTTCAGAAGTTGAGTAAAGAGGAACAGAATGCAGCAACGCTAAAAGGTCAGCTTGAGAAAATGCAGGCCGACCTTGAAAAGACCAGAGAAGAAGCCAAAACCTTCCAATCTGGACTGCAGAATGCAACACTTCGCTCTGCTTTAAAAGAAAAGCTATCTGGCAAGATTTACAGTGAAGACTTGCATGCCGATGCAATTATTTCGAAAGGCTTAGCGGTATTGGGAACAGATAATCAGACCATTCAATGGAAAGATGGCGATGCACTGATTTCACTTGATGACGGAATAGGTAAATATTTTGATGCTAACAAGGATTCCTTAATCAATAACCAGCGCAGCGGTCCAGGGAACGGCCCGAATGATGCACCCAATCCCGGAAAAACAAAACGCCGGGCGGAATATGAGCAAATGCACCCGAACGAGGTAAAGGAGTTTTTGGCTGATGGCGGCTCTTTCGTTGATTAATCAATGAAAGGCGGTACAGATGGCTAACACTCTGACCAATCTGATTCCCGACATGTACGCGGCGCTTGAAATAGTAAGCCGGGAAGTTGTCGGACTTATTCCGCGCGTAACGCGCAATGCTTCAATTGAACGGGCCGCAAAGGGCCAGACGGTACGCAATCCCGTCGCACCCACCGCATCAGCTGCTGCTATTACTCCGGCTGCCACACCACCGGCTATTTCTGACAAGGTGTATACCAACCGGACGATAACCCTTGACCAGTTCCAGGGCGCACAGTTTTACTACAGCGGTGAAGATGACAAGGGCCTGCGCCTTGCCGGTAACTATGAAACGCTTTTCCAGCAGAACATAGCCCAGGCAATTCGTGCCTTGGTTACCGAAATCGAAACCGACCTGGCCGAACTGTATTACAACGCCGGCCGCGCATACGGTACAGCAGGAACCACCCCGTTTGCGTCTGACCTTTCAGATATCGCAGCGCTGAAGCAGATACTGGACAAAGCCGGTACACCGATGGCAGACCGTCATCTCGTGCTTGGTTTTAATGCCGGTTACAATCTGCGGCAGCTGACACAGCTGACCAACGTTAATCAGTCCGGTAGCAATGAAATGCTGCGGATGGGCGAACTTGGGCAGCTCATGGGCTTTGGTATTGCCGAATCTGCATACATTCAGACCCATACCGTCGGAAATTCTACCGGTCAGGATTGTACCGCAACTGAGCCTATTGGCGAAACCACCATTGCGTATGATGGCGGTGACGGCGGCACGATTCTTGTCGGTGACACAATCACCCTTGCCGGTGCAACCGATGACCCCGATGGCAACGCAACCAAGTATGTTGTAAATACTGCGATTACCAACACCACCGGAAACATTGTCATCAATGCGCCTGGACTTCTTACCGCAACTAGCGCAACGCAGGAAATTGGCCTCGGTTCAACCGATTATGTTGCAAACATGGCCTTTAGCCGTGATGCGCTTGTTTTGGGTATGCGTCCGCCAGCAAAACCGGCCAACGGTGATGCCTCTACGGATGATGTTGTTATTTCTGACCCGATGACCGGACTTTCCTTCTTGGTGTCCGAATACAAGGGTTACCATGCCAATAACTATGAAGTGTCTGCGCTTTGGGGTGTCGGTAAAGGCAACCCTGAACATCAGGCAATTCTCATGGGATAATGGTTTTTCGTTAAATTGATGGGCGGGGTTTCGGCCCCGCCTGTTATTACCAGAAAGGCGGTAACGTGGCAAAGATTAAGATAACAAAGCAGTACAACACACCTGAAATGCAGATGCACGGCGTTAAAGAAGTAGAAGAAAAAGACCTTGCACATTTTCTGGCGCGTGGATGGAAAAAAGCAGTAAGCGCTCGAATGCTAAAAACAGATGAGCCGAAAGAAGATGCGCCGGTAGAAGAAAAGCCGGCAGAGGAAAAACCGAAACGGCGCGGGCGCCCGAAAAAGGACAAAAATGTCGCTTGAAAGTGTAGTGGGTAAATTTAAACGCTTTCCGGAAATACTAAACCGGGAACTGCGGATAGCCGTAAAAGAATGGCTAACCAATGTGCAGGTTGAGGCGCGCCTTGTGCATAGATTCACAACCCGCACGGCAGCGCTTGACCGGTCTATACAGGTGGAAATGGCCGCGGACGGCGGCAAGGTTTATCTGGAAGACGGAATTGCCCGTTACGGCGTCTATATTCACGAAGGATTTAAGCGATGGGCGCCTGACCCGTTTCTTATGGATGCTGGTGAACGTAAAAAGCCGGAACTCCAAAAGGGTATTGCCCGCGGGATTGCTTTATCATTATCAAAGGTGGGGCTATAATGGCAGCATATATTGAAGCGGCCGACATTACCGATTTAATGCTGAATGAGGCAGGCTGGGCAACAAAACTGGCCGCGAAAATTGTAAAAAGCGAAGATGCAGCCAATGACATGTTAAAAACTATGGGGCTTACATCTTCAGATGTTGCGGACACCGTACCGTATCTATTCAAGGAATGGAACATTGCATGGGTTGGCATGGAAATGTGCTTCGACGCAATGGGGAAAAATAATATCTCATTGCCTGAATTTGAAAAATACCGCGTTAAATGGGAAGTATACCAAAAGCGGCTTAAAAATATACAATCGCAATTAACTCCGTCGGTCATTGCCGGGACCGATTACGATGTTCGGGACCGGTCGACAGCCATGACGGGTATACTTTTCAGAAATTAGGGGGCTTTACCATGAAACACATTGTATTAATCATCCTTGCGCTTGCGACATTATCTTATTCCCAGGTGACAGATTGGGCAATCAGGACACCGATTGACGGTGACAATTTTGCCATAGTTTCCCAAGACTATGAAATGTTTAAACTTCATCAGGGCAGAATGTATACGGTTGACGATACCATTACACTTGGCGCTGCCGATTCTGCAATCCTGTTTTTTGAAACACCCGCAAGCGATACCGTAATAACAGGATACGTTATTATTGCTGTAAGTGATACCGCAAGCATTGGCATTTATAAAAATGTTCCACGCGATTCCATTGACTGCACAGATACGCTTGATGGGCAAAACGCAAACTATACTAAAACTGATTCAAGTCACATGTTTATAGAATGGGGCCGCGGTGACATTGACAGCGTTGGAACAAAGGTAGGCGTTTCTCTTTTAGGTGATGAGGGTGGAACGTTTGTAGACAAAAGGCGATGGAAAGCAAGCACCGGATACATGTATTGGATTGAAAGTGAAGCGGCAAAAAATAGTGTTTCAATAAAAATGGTTTTTTGGGAAGACTAGAGAAAGGCATCAGAAATAATGACTTCATACAAGCGCAGGGCAACAGACAGGTTTAGCATTAGCAGAGCATGCAAATTGCTGATATTGGTTGCCGGTGCGCTTGGTGTCATTTGGGCGGCTGCAACGCCTTATATAGATATGCGCATGGATAAGAAACTAAACCCGGTACATGACGCGCTTGTATATCAATCGTGTTTAATTATGTCAGTGATGGATTCAACGCAGATTAGCCGCGCAGAGTGGCTATATAAGAATGCATCAAAGGTAAACTTTAAATAAAGGAATTATCATGGCAGTAACAGACCCAACAGCAATCAAATTTTGTAATGAGCGAGTAAGAGTATATGCCGACCTGAAAGCGCAGCTTTGCTATTTCGCGCAGGTGTTTGATGATGAATGGCAAGCAAAAGACATGAACACGCTCATTCCTGCCGGTGGTGGGGATATTGAAGACTCTGCAACCACAGGTGACGGTAGAACCATTATAACTGCTGATGATGTACGTGCCTTGCGGCAGCGAGTGACTGACGACCTTGCAATACTGGAGAATCAGGCGCAGTTTAATACCATTCTGAAACCGGCAGTTAATCCGACAAAGGCGTAATCGTGGCAACACTTTACTACGACCCAAACGCGAGGGGTGCAGACGATGGAACTTCTGCCGGTGATGCGTGGCAGACGTTTCAAAAGGCAGTAGATAACGCTGTTGCTGGTGACGTTGTGTTGTGTACTTCTCTCAACGGAACCGTTGAAACACTTTCTGCAAACGTTGACGTTGACACGAATCAGGGAACGGATACAAGCCCTATAATTTTCCGTGGCACAAACGGAAGTTTCACCGCAGACGGTTCTCTGTGTGAAATAGACGGTGGAGGGGCTGGTGGCGCAACTAATGTTTTGAATATCACCGTTTCCGGTAATAGCTATTTGATTTTTGAAAACTTTGATTTTCATAATTCAAACGCAGCCGTAATTAATGATGTAAGCGCTGACCTTTTGCAGTTTATTAATTGCAAAATACGCGACAGCGTTACAACAGATGGCGTCGACGCTACGGCAGAAAGAATCTTTTTAAGAAATTGTTCAATAACAGGAAATAATAGGCATGGGGTTCTAAACTTACAGAATAAATCTGAAATAAGACAATGTTATATCGCCGATAACGGTGGAGCTGGTATGCAAACATCGTATACTAGAATCATTGTTGTCGATAGCATAATTCATAATAACGGCGCTCAGGGTCTTTTTTATGTAAACGGTGAGGGCCATTTAATTGCTAGAAACGTAATAGACGGAAATGCTGGAAACGGAGTTGAGATAAATGGTGGAAACAATGGGCAGATAACATTGATAATGTGGAACCGCATCACCAACAATGGTGGCTGGGGTTTTGACCTTGATGACCAATATTGCATGGGTGATTATAACGCATTCTATAATAACACTTCCGGTGAAATTACGAATACCGGATATTATGACGGCACAAATGATGTGACATTAACAGGCGATGGATATACAAACCGTGCCGGTGATGATTTCAGTTTAACAGATAGCGCAGAGGCAAGAAGAACAGAGATTTTAATCGGTGCTACTGGTGCGCCGACTACCGGCTATATCACAAACGGCATTACACCAACAGATTCTGGTGGCGGTGGAGGTGCAAGACGTTCAAGAGGACAATATTTTGGGAGAGGCTAAATGCCATTATATAAGAATGTAGCAAGCCAGAAGATAGCAGTTTACGCATATGACACATCGGCGGACGGACCAAAGACCGGAGATGCTGGAAATATTACAGCACAGATTTCAAAAGACGGTGGAGCAACAGCCGCAACCGATGACACGAACCCGACAGAGTTGGATGCCACTGATGCTCCTGGAATTTACCTTTTTGATATGACACAAGAAGAAACAAATGCAGATTTGATAGTTCTATCTGCCGTTTCTGGAACTGCTGATATTTTACTTGAGCCAGTTATCATATACACTACCGCTGGGGCCAATACTGGGATTTATTCAGATGTAAGGGCCATTGGCGGGGTTGCACAATCAGCAACCGACCTTAAAGATTTTGCAGATACAGGATATGACCCGTCAACACATAAGGTGGCCAGCGTTGTTTTGGTTGACACAACAACTACTAATAGCGATATGCGCGGGACTGATAGTGCTTTTTTGGCTGC